GATAGGGTGTGTGGTACTATAATTATAGGAACAAGGAACACTGATAAAATAAGGAGGAATAAAAAATGACAGATGCAAGATTGTATAATTTAGCTTATGACCAATTATTTGAGGATTTTGTTGAGGTGTGTGAGTGTGTTCTGTCACACCCTAATGATGAAGTAAAGCAATATGAAAAGGAGATGTTATGGGCTGAGTTAGTTCAGCTTAAGTCAGAAATGAGAGATAAAAATATTAATTAAGGAGGTATAAAAAATGAACGAAGAAATTAATAGAGTTAAAGTCGTTGTAATTAATTCTAATACAGGGCACATAGTTAGAAGTGAGGCGTTATACACAGACGAATCCTTATTAACAATAGTGCAGAGGTATAGCACTAAAGATTCTATTGTTACAGCTTCAATAGATAATACTTGTTATTGTTTTTATATTAAAGATGAATTATATATATTTAGTACAAGTATTAGTGTAGAATTAATTGAATTTTTTAAAGATGTGTTAGGGGGTTTATATGATAATGCTAGAGATAGTTTTCACATTCAATGGGGCAGAGTAGCAACATTATGTCAACAGATTAATGACGTATGCTATAGTAAATATGAGGCCGTATTAAATTGTATAGATGATATATGGGAAACAAGATATTATTCAAGATTTTTAAGGAGGGGTAAAAATGATTAGATACAGATTGCATAACATTACCAATTTTGGCGTAGAAATACATGACTTTCATACTGAAAACTCACTAAACAACTACATAGCCTTATTTGTAGACCCTCCATATTGGGTTGAAAATTTAGAAACTAATAAAAGTGTTTACACTGGTTTTACAGACATTAACAATGATACTTTAGATAAACTTGATAACTCCACTCTTAATGAACTGGGTTTAGTTAGACCCGATAATGTTTCACGTGAAACATTGCATGAAATCCCCACAGAATGGATAACAAGGCACACAACTACAGAAGAAAAAGAGCCATACACCAAATTAGAAAAAATTTCATCTTTCTTAGGTATCTTAACAGTAATAATCATGGCAACCTTTTTGCTATATCTTTTCTTATCTTCTGTATCATTCATAGCAGAACACTTTTCAGAATTTACATGGAAAGTATTTAACATATTATAAGGAGGAAAAACATGGCAAAATTAACAAATCAATTATTGCGCTACAAAGTAATGTTCACAAAAGGGGGTACAGGTGGTTACACCGCCCGTGTCATGATACCAAAAGAAGCAATCCGAGATTTAGGCATTCACCCAGGAGACAGCATTGAATATACCCGCGTTCCTCACGGATTATTATTAAGAAAGGTGCAAAAGGAGGGTGACTAAAATATGGCAAATAAGCGTATAAAAAAGAAAAAAACAAAAACCGAGATTATACAGAAAGAATATTTACATGAATATACTAAATATTTGTCACGTGTTAGATATCAACAACAACAAGGTGTTGTAGTAAAGGTAATTAAACGTGTTAAATATCCCACGCAAGCTTCTATTGATAAAATAAAAAAACAAACCGCTAAAGAAATACGAAAAAATGCATCAGTTATTGATATGTTGACGGGAGAGGAAATAACATCTAAAGAATACGGACGCAAGAAAGCACTTGAAAGGAATAGGGTTTTTATAAAATTAACACCACAGGAACAAGAATACGCGAGAACTCACGATTATATTACTGTAGAGGAGCTTAAGAAATTATTAAATAAGGGTATTAGAGTTAATATAGCAACACCTGTATTAGACTATGAAGCTATTATTGACTCGTGGTACGACTCTTTAGAAAGTTTTGCACCAAAAACAGCGAGTTACCTTAGAGAAAAAACAGATGCTTTACTGGCTAATGCGTCAGATAAAGAAAGAGCGTTATTTGCTTATACATACGCAAAAGAACCCGAAGCATTTCCAACAGAGCCATATATGGACAAAGCTACGGTTGACGCCGTGTTTTGGAATATTTTGCGAAGAATGGGTGTTCTTAGTTCTACAGAAGATTTTCAAGAATTTCTACAGGAACAAGATATTGTTATTGAGAATGAATAAAAAGAGGTGAGTATAAATGCCACGAAAAAAGCAAATAACCTTTTGGGCTTGTGACTTTGAGACAACGGTATGGGGTGAAAAAGTAGAGCAAGAAAAAGGTAAAAAACAAGACAGTACAGAAGTATGGTCTGCCGCTGACGTGGCTTTATATGATGAAACCGAAAATGTAACAATCACGCATTCGATAAGAGATTTTTTAAATAGGTTTCTGGCAATGAAAGGCAATAATATATTATACTTTCATAACCTTGCATTTGATGGCTCTTTTATAGTTGACTTTCTACTGAGAGAGGACTGGAAATGGGTACATTGTAAAGATAAAGAAATGAGGTCAAAAGAGTTTCAAACCTGTATTTCAGATATGGGAGCGTGGTATTGGATTAAACTTAAGTGGAATAAGACCTTTTTAGAAATTCGTAATTCATTAAAGCTTATGCCATCATCATTAAAAAATATCGGAAAATCATTTGGTACAAAACATCAAAAATTAGATATGGAATACGAGGGCGAAAGATATTCCTATTGTGATATATCTGAAAGTGAGAAGAAATATATTGAAAATGATGTACTAGTGTTAAAAGAAGCCTTAGAAATGATGTTTAATGAAAAGCATGATAAACTAACTATAGGTTCATGTTGTTTATCTGAATTTAAAGGATTTTATGATGGTAAACAATATGATAAGTTATACCCCGATATTCGAGAGGATTATTTAGACGAATCAATTACAGGCGTTTGGAATCAGTGGGACTATGTTCACAAGTCATATCATGGTGGGTGGTGCTATGTAAACCCCAAATATGCTCACATGGTAGTTGGTGAGGGTTTGGTATACGACGTAAACTCTCTATACCCGTCCATGATGCATAGCATTAGTGGCAATAAATACCCGTTCGGGCACGGGGAATATCATAGGGGAGCGCCACCCAACGAACTTATAAGTTCTACTAATAAATATTTTTTTATACGTTTCAATTGTCGTTTTCAACTAAAAAAGGGAGCGTTCCCATGGCTTCATATTAGACAGAGTGCATTATATAAGGCGAACGAAAATTTATACAGTTCAAACGTCAGATATAAAGGTGAATACTATCGGTATTATCGTGATATTGACGGACAAATGCATGACACTAATATAACTCTCACTATGACCTGTACTGACTGGGAACTCTTTCAAGAAACTTATGATATTTATGATTTGGTTATCTATGATTATGTGTGGTTTTACGCTAGAGAGGGTTTTTTCGATGAATACATAGACAAATATGGTGAAGAGAAACGAACTTCAAAAGGCTTTAAAAGGCAGAAAGCGAAACTCTTTTTAAATAATCTTTATGGGAAATTTGCTATGTCAGATAATTCTTCGTATAAAGAGCCTTATCTTGACGATGATGGTATTATTAGATTTATTCTGCATGAAGAGCATGAAAAGAAAGTAGGCTATATTCCCATAGGTAGTGCTATTACATCATATGCTATGAATTTTACTATTCGTCATGCTATGGCAAATTATGACCGTTTTTGTTATGCTGATACAGATTCGATTCACTTGATTGGACTTGACAAAGCTAACAAGGTAGTAGAGCACCCGACTAACTTTTGTTGTTGGAAATGCGAGGGTACATTTGATTTTGCGTATTATGAACGGCAGAAAACTTATGCAGAACATATAGTTGAAGAGAATCATATCCCTTGTGAACCTTATCTTGATATAAAAGCTTGTGGCATGAGCAGTCAAGCTAAACGCAAATTTATTGAAGAAGAAAAGGACATTTCCGAGTTATCTACAGGACTTAGTATGGATAGTTGTAACTTAAAAGCAGAGCGTGTAAAAGGTGGAATTGTATTAAGAAATAAAGACTTTAACATTCACGCTCAAAAAGATAAAAAAAATTATAATATAATACTTGACTATATTTAGTTGTTGTGTTATTATAATAATGTAATAAATAAAACATATTACATTGCAATTCACACTCAAAGAAAGCAGAAAAAAGGAGGAAAAAAGATGTTTACAAGGACATTAGTCACAGCGGAGGTATCTGTAGAAAGAATCTACAAAGACAATGAGACAGGTGAAATCAAGAAAGATTGCTTTGACGAGAAATTGCCAAACTGTAAGACAAGAGATAAAGCGGAAATCTTGATTGAAAAGCAGTACAAAGGAGACATTGTTTCCATTTTAGACATTAAGTTTAAATTGGAAAAACGCGCAATGACAGATGAACAGTTCTTATTAAATTCAGATGTTAAGGACGAAAAAATTGTCACCGAAGCAGAGTTGCAGGAAATGAAAAAGGAAGATTAACAGGAAAACAGGAGGCAAATTATTATGGTAGAAATTAAAGAAATGAGTAGAGAGTTTACAAAGGTAGAGAAATATCTTATGACAACTGCACCGGATATTGATCCATTGAAAAAAATTGCTGATGGAGAATCTATTCCAGTTGACGGATATCTTATCTTTGATGATATCAAAGATAATGGAGACGTACAGGAGATTATCAGCATTATCACACCAGATAAAAAAGTCTACTCAGGACAGTCTGCAACCTTTAGACAGTCTTTGAAAGATATTGAAAACGTGATGGAGGGTGAGAAGTTTTCTATCATTAAAATTAGCGGAAAAACAAAAATGGGACGCGATTATATCAATTGCATCTTAGACGTATCAAATTTATAATATGATGCCGTGAGAATACCATTTTATGTTCTCTTCTTCTAAAGGGGTGGCTATATGCCACCTCTTTTTAAACAATAAATGTTTCACGTGAAACATTAGGAGGTGTTAAAATGAAAAATGATGGTTATTATCATTGCGATAGATTATTAACTTTAAAAGATAAAAATGGGAAAACACCCGATATATATATTGTCGATGGTAATAGAACAGCTGGGAAAAGTTATTCTATTAAATGTAGACAAGTTTCCGATTTTTTAAAAGATAAATACAGACCCGAAAATCAGTTCATTTATTTATATAGAAATGTCATTGATATGACAGAATGTGCAGATACATATTTTGGTGATATCGCGGAAGCATTTGACGGTTATGTTATGACTGAAAAGCGCTTGATGCGAGGTTCATTAGTACAGTTATTTATCAATGAAGAGCCATGCGGTTATTGTTTGGCTTTAAATGTTGCAAGAAAATATAAAAAAATGCGTGGACTGTTTGTCAATATACGCTCTATATTTTTTGATGAGTATCAAGACGAAGATAATATATATTTGTCAAATGAAGTGAATAAGTTATTATCTTTATGCACCACAATCAGTTCTGGTCATGGTAAACAGCATAGAAGAGTGGTGTTATATATGTCCTCAAATACAGTATCACTATTAAATCCTTATTATAAGGAGTTTGGTATCAACAAAATGTTAAAAAAAGACACAAAATTTTTACGGGGCGATGGTTGGGTGTTTGAGCGAACTTACAATGAAAATGCATCAACAGCATATCAAGAAAGTGGTATTGCACGAGCTTTTAAAAATGCTAGTTATAATGCGTATGCAAGTGAAAATAAATATCTAAACGATAATGAATGTTTAATTGGTAAGCCAAGTGGAAAATCACGTTATATTTGTACAATTAAATTTAATGATAGCCTGTATAATGTCAGAAAATATGATGCTTGTCTATATGTATCAACAGGTGCAGACGATAGTTTTCCAACGAGAATATGCTTTACAAAAACTGATGTCATAGACAATACGACTATTCGTGTCAATTCAACACATTATATCGTTACGATGCTGAGGGAATATTTTAACAGGGGGTTACTTTTATTTGAAAATTTGGAGTGTAAGAACATGATATTTGATGTCATATCATTTTAATGTTTCACGTGAAACATTGACAGTTTTAATGATATATGTTATTATAATGCTGTACCCAAAATAATACAAGCATTGTAATTGATATACACGCACATAGACAAGTAGTCTGATATCAATTTTTTGGCGTTGCGTTCCCTTTGCATTGATTATTTTGTAACGTACACAATATGTTTCACGTGGATAATGTTTCACGTGAAACATTTTTTATTTACAACCAGTTCTATTTGTGGTATGATAGAATAAAGGGAGGTGATATCATGATACAGGAAATCATGACAATGATTAACACATTAGGCGTGCCAACAGCTGTAGCTATTGCTTCTATGTGGTATGTGAAATATCGAGAGGATAAAAATGATGAACGCCTAGAGAAGTTGAATGAAGCGCATAAACAGGAAATGACAGATATCACAGAAGCGCTAAACAATAACACATTAGCGCTTCAAAGAATCTGTGATACGTTTGAACAGAAAAAGGAGGATTAAACATGGCAGTAAAAAAAGCAGTAGACATATCGTATCATAACGGCATTATTGATTTTGAACGGTTAAAAAATGCTGTGGACTATGTTATCATTCGTTGTGGATATGGACAGGACATGACCTCACAAGACGATAAACAATGGAGTCGAAACGTTAGTGAATGCGAAAGATTAGGGATTCCATATGGGGTATATTTCTATTCTTACGCAAAAACCACAGCTAAAATTGAGGGTGAAATCAATCATTGTCTTAGATTGTTACAAGGACACACCCCTAATCTGCCTGTCTTTTTTGACAGTGAAGAAAAAGGGACACAAGGCGTAGCCAAGCACAACGCAAAGCGCTTTTGTGATGCAATGCTAACGCATGGATATAAAGCAGGAATCTACGCTAGTAAATCATGGTTCGAAAATTACATTGGCGAGACATGGGGATATGATTTGTGGATAGCTAGATACTCGAATGTGTTAGGCGTAGACAATGTGGATATTTGGCAGTATACCAGTAATGGGTCTGTTGATGGTATTAATGGGAGATGTGACGTGAACCACGTTTACAAAGACTATGGAGCTTCAAGCACTACACCTACTACACCACAGCCTCCTATTAGCCACGCAAAACCAAGAAATGAATTGATTGCTTTGGGTCAACAGCACGCCATTAATTTTACAGGCGTACAGATTGCCGTTGACGGTATTGTCGGTAGAAATACAAAAAGAATGGCAGTTCGTGTAGTGCAGAGAGCAATGAACGAGGACTACGGCTATACCATTGCAGAAGATGGTATTGTAGGTAAAAAAACAAGAGCAAAAGCAGGAAAACATTATGTGAAACGTGGTGAAACTCAGTATCTTGTTACAGCATTGGAAATCATATGTTTGTTACAGGGAAAAGACCCGAACGGAGTCGAATGTCCTGGGACATTTGGTGGAGGACTGGCACGTGCTTGTGGAACTGAATTCGTCTACGCGAAAGATATGTTATATATGCTTTAATTTTTATTCACGTGGAACAAAATGTTTCACGTGAAACATTTTAAGGAGGATAGTAAATGCCAAATATTAATGTAGCCTATCAGTGGGCGGTCAATGCGTGCAATGCCCCCAACATTGGATATTCTCAGCAATACCGAAGAGGGCAGACCGTGAATGGTATTACTTATTATGACTGTAGCTCTTTTATTTCAAAAGCACTTACAGAAGCTGGGTTCTTTTCAGTGAACCCATGGTTCACCACAAGAACAGAAGAGGGATATCTATTACAGGCAGGATTTAAAGAGATTAGTATCAATGAGGCTTGGCAGGCAGGGGATATAGTATGGCGTAGTGGGCATACAGAGATGGTATATCAAGGTGCAGGTGTTGGTAACGGAGGGATTACCATGGGAGCGCACAGTGGGCGTTATCCATTACCCGAGCAGGTCAGCATTAATACATATGTTTCCAAACCGTCCGCATGGACAAAGATATATCGTTATGGCGACAGTGCAGGAATGCCCCTCGAATGGATTCATGGAAACCGTTATCTTACAGAAGATGAGATGAAAAACAATGCTTATGTTTTCTATAGTACCATGTTTTTCAAAGATTTCACGTTGAACGCCATTGCAGGAATGTTGGGGAATATGGAGATAGAATCTAATATCAACCCCGAATTATGGCAGTCCTTAAAAGAGGGGAACTATAATGGTGGCTATGGTCTTGTACAGTGGACACCAGCTACAGTGTATACAGATTGGGCGAACGCTCACGGGTACGATATCACAGATGGTTATTATCAATGTGTTTGGCTTGATGAAGAAACTGTAAGTAGCGGACAATGGATAGAAACAATAAAATATCCAGTATCATGGGAAGAGTTTCGAAAGTCCACAAAAGAACCCGATTATTTAGCGTCGGTATTTTTAAAGAATTTTGAGCGTGCAGGTGTGGAAAAAGAAGAGGATAGAAAAAAGAACGCGCTAAAATGGTATGCTTATTTACAGACATTATCACCATACCCAATCCATCCACATTCAAGAAAAAGAAAAATGCCTCTTTACTTTTTCTTGCCGTGGTGATATAATAGAAACTGTAAAAGGGTTAATAAATAAAAAAGGAGGAATCTTAATGGATTTTAATGAAGCTTTAAACGAATTAATTGATGCAGTAGCAGACGTTGAAGAACACGGTGACGCTATTGAGGTCTTACAGAATTATGAGGGTGAAAGAAGCGGTGAAACTGACAGCGAATGGAAAGATAAGTATATCAAACTTGAAGACGAGTATAAAAAACGTTTTAAAGAGCGCATGAAAAAATCTGCTACTAACGCAGATGGTGAAGAAAAGAAAGACGAAACAGAAGAAAAAATTACCGTTGAAGATTTGGACTTTGACGGGAAGACAGAATAAAGGAGGATTTAATAAATGGCAGATGCAACGAATAAAAACATTTTAAAAGCAGTAAAGCAGGAACTTTCTTTTGAAGTTCAGAATCACTTGCCTGTAGAAGTCTCAGACAATTTGCAGACAGTGTATGATAACATTCTGAATTTTGCCCCTGTAAGAAATGAAATTGTACCGTCATTGATTAATCGTATCGGTATGCAGACGGTGGACAGTATCGCATGGAGAAATCCATTGGCGCGATTTAAGAAAGAACCTATGCGTTACGGTGAAACGCATGAAGAAACTTACGTAAATATGTGCAAAGGTCGCGTCTATGATTCACAGGCAGATTTTAAATACGCTTTTCAGCAGTATCAGTCCTACATTATGTCAGTGTTCCATAATGTGAACTTAGAAATCCAGTATCCAGTCACGGTCACATATGACAATCTGAGAAAAGCTTTTACTAGTGAGTATGGAATTCGCGACATGATTATGGCAAAAATGGAGAGTGCTATCACAGGGGCGAACTGGGACGAATATCTTGCTATGCGTGACTTGATTGATGTTGGCTATGAAAAAGAGGTGCTTCCCGCAGTCACCGTTGACGCGATTGTAGATGAAGCGTCAGCTAAAAAATTATTGATTGAGGTAAAAAGAGCAGTTGGAGGATTTGGATTCCCATTACCGGAAAATAATCCGGCAGGAGCAACGTCACACGCTATGCCAACGAACTTAATTTGGATTACAACACCCGAAGTTAATGCACAAATTAGTGTTGACGCTTTAGCGTATGCGTTCCATATGGATAAAGCAGACGTAGCAGTTCAGACAGTCATTGTAGACAAATTTGCGAACAGCGCAATACAGGGGGTTCTTTGTGATGTTCGATTCTTCAATGTACGCGACCAGTTCAAGGAAATGACAGACCAGCGTTTAGCAAATGTGTTAAGTTGGAATTACTTCTATACACAGGTAGAAATGGTCAGTGCAAGTCCTTTCTACCCAATTCGAGTATTTACCACAGACGCGGTTGTTGATGCACCTACACTTACTGTCACGGCAGGAACATACACAGCAGGACAGACACAGGAAGTTGAAGTCACAGTTAAAGGCGGAACAGGAACATATCATCAGAATTTAGTGACACTTGAAGTTGACAGCGGAGCAACGTCTGCAAAGACATATGTTATCCCAGGGACATATTTACTTCATACGGGAGCGGACGAGACAGGAACTATTGTATTAAAAGCGATTTACAGACCGAACGAGACTATTACAAAAACAGCAAGTTTTACAAAAGCGTAAATTTAACGGGAGGGTATCTATGATAAATTTACCGTCACAAGGAGGGGTTGCACCGCGCAACCCCGAAACAAAATTAAGATTATATAGTGGTGTTCCATGGTCTGACGAATACGAGCATGTCAGACTCTATAGTTCAAAAGCAGACTTGCTAGAACACCTCGAAAAATGGAGAGTCAACTTTAATGAGGTTGATTTATCGCATTTAGCACCTATTCGAGTAGGAAATTTAGATGTAAAAATTCCTTACACCGAAATGGAATGTTTAGAATTAAATTATTTAGCATTTCAAAACACAGGTCTTTCAAGTGAATGGGTTTTTTGCTTTATAAATTCAATAGAATGGTTATCAGAAAAAACGACAAGAATAAACTTTACACTAGATGTTTTTCAGAACAACTTTTATAGCGCAAATATTAAGCCTTGTTTTGTCGAATATCATCATATACCACGAAGTGCCGACTCTATCGGCGCAAATTTAATTCCAGTAAATTTAGAGACAGGTGAAACTATCGTTTCACGACATAAAAAATTGGATTTGACACCAACGGAGTGTTGCGCCTTTGTCACAAGAGGAACAGCGGAACAAAGTTGGTTTGAGGGTCGAGTAGAAAATGGTGTGTACTGTTGGGGGAGCATCGGTCATTATGATGTAACCACAGACGAGGGACTAAAAGGAATTAACACACTGTTAGAAGATTATAACAACCAAGGCGCACAAGATGCCGTCGTAGGATTGTTCATGTCTCCAAAATTATGTACACTTGCTCTAGGAGGGAAAGAAATCAAGCCTAAAATAACAAGTATGCAGATATCTGACAATGTTTTTGAGGGTTATAAACCAAAAAATAAAAAGTTATACTCCTACCCATGGTTATTCTGTCTAGCTGACAACAATCAAGGGAACACACATATATATAGATATGAATACAGTTACAACCGAGATAAATCTCTCGAATTTGACAGCTACGGGACAATCGCAACATTGCCACAAGTTCTCACAGCACCTAAAAACTATAAGACGCGCGAAGAATTAGGGCATGGACTAATGAATGAAGCGCTTATTAACTCCTCTTTTCCAATGTGTTCGTTCTCCTCTGACACATATCGCGCATGGCTAGCTCAAAACAAAAGTTCTATAGCCCTATCACAAGTCCATACTGCCATTGATGCTACCATAGGGACAGGCACAGCGATAGCAGGGTTAGCAGGAGGAAGTTTACAGGGAGGGCTTAATGGACTAGGTAAAACAACGAACGCTTTTTGGGACGCTCTTGGAATGTTAGCAAATCAGACAGACAGAGCCAGAAACGCTGGGGTTACACATGGAAAAGCTTTGTCAGAAAATGTATTGACAGGTATCAAAGAGTGTGGCGTTGACTTCTACGAGATGTCATGTAAAAGGCAATTTGCAGAAATGGCAGACAGCTTTTTTGAACAGTTCGGGTATCCAATTAATAAAATCGCTACCCCTTATTTACACTCAAGAGCCTATTGGAATTACGTAAAGACATCTCATTGCGGATTTACTGGTGATATTGATTTAGACCAATTGAAAAAATTGAGAAATATATTTGACAATGGCGTGACTTTGTGGCATACTGATGATATAGGGAATTACGGGTTATTAAATAACTAAAAGGTGGTGTATATAAGTGAAAAATCCGTTACGAGTTTTCGAACGAAATATCAATAAAAAGAAAAACAGTGATTTTGAAATAATAAAATCTATCTTTTTTTATGATATTTTCGATATCTTTGTAAACAGGTACAAATGGAATAATCTACCAAAAGAAATTTTACCGATGTACATTGAACAAACCTTATTTTGGCACGGTTTGGGTGTATTCATCAAGGACAATATTGCAGGGTATGCATTCATGAATGTTTCATTATCGGGTTTACCAGATATTTATAATATCCCTCAAGACAGAATCGCTTATACTGCAAATGGGTATATTGAAGAATACGGCAAAGAAAATAGTTGTATCTTATGGAATAATTATTCAACTATGCCATATTACTATAAAGCATTAATGTATGCAGATGCTATGGCGAATACATGGAATACAAAGGGTATTAATATGTATGCACAGCGTACACCTGTTGCTCTTTCTTCTTCCGATAATGAAAAATTAAGCTTTGAAGTTTTAGGAGAAATGTACGATAATTATTTACCTGTATTAAAAGTTTCTGATTCGCTAAACTTGAAAGACATCAAAGCACTGAACATGGGCGCCCCTTACATTGTGGACAAATGCGAACAGGAATTGAGAGATTTATGGTCACAGGTATTAACATCTTTAGGATATGAAAGTAACCCCGTAGAAAAAGGCGAACGCCTTGTAACAGGTGAGACTGCTGGAAATAACGGACAGGTAGAAGCAAATCGAAACGTAGGGCTGACGTTAAGAAGAAGATGTGCAAATGCTATCAATGACTTATGGGGTCTAAATGTGACAGTTGATTTCAATAGTGAATTGCCTACCATGTTAAATGGATATATCCCCGACAAGTATATGCAAAAAGGGAAAGAGGGTGATGAAATTGAGTAAATACACTACAACCGTCAAAGAAATTTGTGAAAGCTTTATCCCATCACAAGAACTATGGAGCATGGACTTATCTGTACAAAGAATCATTGACAAAACACAAGGGAAATTTTTTGATTTTGATTTTCCTTTTTACTCAGAGGATAGAAAAGACCTGTATACTTTTAAGACATATTTTTTACTTAGATACTGGAATAATTATATAGGCTTTGAGACGCTAGGAATGTGGAAAACTGCTTTCATGGCAAAAATGCATGAATTAACGCCATATTATACAAAACTGTATAATGCAATTCAAAACGATAACCCTTTTACAAATATATATGTAACATTCACAGAAGCAGAAAAAGGAAATGAAAAAACAACAACTAACTCAACAGATGCAGGGACGAGCGAGGTAAAAAACAATCAAAACTATCAGAATATTGACAGCGACAACCCACAAGTGACAGTTGCAACACAAGATTACGCAAGTGGTATGAGCAGAGGCGAAACTGTTAATAATACTACAACAAGTGCAAAAAATAATCATGCAGGAAACGACAACAAAGACAGCAAAAGAGACAGAGAGACAAAAGAAATAGGACTAAGAGGTAAATCTACGAGTGAAGCAATAAAAGAATATAGAAACCAAATACAGAATATCAACCGAGAACTTGTAGAAGCTTGTCGCGATTTGTTTATGAAAGTTTGGTAAAAGGAGGTGAAATATATGGCAGAAGAATTAAAGTCTTTATTTCCTTTACTTTGTTGTGATGTGCCTAGTGTGTATAGCAATAAACAAAGTTATTATGAATGCTTATGCTATATCGGATATAAAGTTAATGAGTGTATTAACGCAATCAACGGCTTTACAGATGCTTATAAACAGTATACAAATGAAAAGGTTGAAGCATTAAAAATATATGTTGACAATCTTAACGCTGATATATATAAGCATATCACAGAAGTAGAAAAAAATATTCGACAGGATATGAACGCTAAAGACACGGAACTTGATGAAAAAATAAATAAGGTTCAAGCAGATTTACTTGAAAGAATTAATACTCTTAATATCCTTATTTATAAATTAAATGCAGAAACAAGAGAATATATTGATAGTGAAGTTACCAAACTCTATGAATATATTAAACTTTATGTTCCTAATAACATACAGGTTCTGAACCCTGTAAAGGGTTATTATACAAGTTTAAATCAAGCATTAAGTGATATGTATGACAATCTTAGATATTATGCTTTAACTTGTAGTGAATTTGATTCGTTAAATTTAACTTGTACAGAGTTCGACGGACTATTCCTTAGTTGTACAGAGTTTGACTTATACGGTGCAAAAAGATTTAGAGTTGACAGCAATTTATATATGCACAACCCTTTTACGGGTAAGTATGTCTTTTATCAAGATGTTATATATCAGCTTGCAGAATTACACTTTAATAACCCAATCACAGCTAGAGAGTTTGACGCATTATTGCTGACTGTAACAGAATTTGAAGCTAAAGCGTTAAGCGCGTACATTTTTGATAGTAACGCAAAAACAGCGTTAAAATTATAATTAAGGAGGAATAATAAATGAGTTCAACAAACAAAACAAGTTATTATAATTTAAGTCAGTATATAGGTACTGACAAACCGACATATTTAGGTGATTATAATTCTGATATGTCAAAAATTGATGGTGCTATTCATGAAGTACAAGAAACAGCAACAACAGCTAATCAGACGGCAGGAAGTGCAGAAGCTAAAGTACAAGTAGCTAATCAGTCGATAGAGAGTTTAAAAGGAAGAGTCGGTGTAGTTGAGGGAAATGTATCTAATTTGCAAGAAAAAGACACTGCTCAAGACAGCGCAATAAATAGCGCGAAACAAACGGCAGAGGGAGCAAATGTAACAGCTAATAATGCGTTACAGTCTGCAAATAGCGCAAATGTTAAAGTTGACAGCGCAAAATTTAACGGTTGGAAAAGCCTTACAAATGCACATAGTAACATCACTGTTGAAAACTCTAAAATAATGTTTAATAAACAGCTAAATTTATTCGCATTTGATATTAATGTAACTACAGCGGTTGGATTAACAGAATCAGATATAGCTTTTAGATTACCTATTGACATTCCAAAACCAAATAAAACAGTTCGGATACATGCTTGTTGTCTTGATTTAATAAATGACGTAGGGTCAGGGTTCGATAAAATTAGCGCTAGAGATATCGTTATTGATACAGACGGCTATCTCCATATAGCAATTGTGGCAAATAGCAGACTGTATTGCTCTGGTGTATTTGCTGTTGAGGAATGGTAAAAAATAAAGATTAAGAAACATGAATATAACCCATCGTTATAGATGGGTTATATTTTTATTTAATATAATATGTAATAAAACAATATCTTGTAGAATTCGGATTATTTGTTCTTATTGTGTATCCTTCCCCAAACCGTCCTTTATATGGTTTCGGGTGCTCATTATTCTTTACTGACACATAACCTCTTGTTAATGCTGTATGATGCTCGCTATATTCTACTCCGTTAATCTTCATTTTTATTCCTCCTTATTTTATGTAATCTCTTTGTTTCTATAATTATAATACCACACCTCTTATT